TCATTCTCATCCTTTCCACACCAGTTACAAGGCTCTCCTTTACCTACTTCCATCATACTTTTTTCTGTATCACAATAGTGCTCCCACATTTCTGGTTNTTCTTTTTTGTTATCTAACCACTCCTTATAACCTTTTATCCAAAGTTGTTTATCTTCTTCTTCTCCTTTGTGACCCCAATATACTAAATGAAAAGCACCACAGTCAGGACAAGATAAGTTGCTAACAATAGCATGTTCCTCATCATCTTCAGAGTCGTGGTCACCACCCCATATTAGTTCTGTTCCACAGTTATAACAATTCATTTTATAATACTCCTTGTGCTTCATTATTAAAATCATCCTCAAAAGGATTGTCTATCTGAGACATTCTACCAGATTTTTTATCATAATGCAAATAAGAACATACACCGGTCTCTCCAGTATATCTGTTTTTTAATATACGAATCGTTGTAGTACAAGCAATGACATCATCTTCTGCCTGTTGATTTCTTTCTAATGCTATCACACTATCAGATAGATGTGCAATAGAAGCAGAACCTCTAAGATGTGATAGAGTTACTTCCTTGCCATTCTCATGGCCTAAATCACCTGAAGGTCTACGAAGATGTGATACTAATAATAAACCAACTCCTGTTTCTTCTACCAATGAACGCAACTTAGTCATCAATACATCAATAGATTTTCTTTCGTCACCTTCCTCTTGTCCACTAACTAGAATAGATAAGTGGTCTAAGAATATCCACTTACAATCTAAAGACTTAGCCATGTATCTTACTCTGGATAGTATCTCATCATTACCTAATGAACCAAAATGGTCGAAGGCAAAAAACCTACCAGAATCTATAGTGTTCTTTTGCCATTCATTTAATTGTTCTCTTGAGAATTTATTTCGTATCTCTTTGATATACAATCTTTGATTGGCCTCTACTGACATAATGTTAAAGGCAGTATTCTTTGTACTCTCTTCTAATGCTAGTATGCCTATGTTGTCATTAGAGTTTTTAAGAATGTGATGCATTAGTTCTCTCATAACAGAAGACTTACCCATGCCTGCACCAGAAGTAAATGTAACTAATTCTCCTGTCCTCATGCCATATGTTTTTTCATTCATAACACTCCAAGGATAAGGAATAGTTTCACAATAATCTTCTTCATATAATGAATCTCCTAGCTTGGCCAAGTTCATTATGCCTGCCGGTGTATATGCTTCTGCACTCCACCAGTCTTGCACAAAGTCTTTGGACTTACCTAGCTTATGATATTCATTTGCATCTTTGTGGTCTAGTCTTACAATCTTACACTTGTTAGGTTCAAATAATTGAGCAACCTTTTGAGAGGACTCAATCCCTGGCTTGTCATTGTCAAAACAAACCACCACATTCTCAAAAGTATTTAGATATTCAAGGTGTTGTTTACAATTCTGTACAGCACTTTGAACTCCATTCTTTATTGATACTACTGCCCACTTACTACCTAACATTTCGTAGGCAGACATTGCATCTACCTCTCCTTCAACAATGGTAATATATTTACCACCGGACTTAAATAAATTCTGGCCAAATAGTAAGGCATCCCCCATATCTCCTTGAGACCACATTCTTTTTCCTTCTACCTGTCGTACCTTGGTAGCAACATGGCTACCTTCAGCATTATAGTATTCGTAATAGTGATGTGAAATTATAGAACCATCTGTTCTTATTCTTGTTCTATATTTTTTAGCAGTTTGTTCTGATATCCTCCTATCATTAATACTTCCGTACTCACCAGTACTTGAAATTTTATTTTGTATATCTACTATTTTGGTTTGCATTCTTGCCTCTCCTGTATTGTTAAATCTTTTCTGACAGGAAAAACAGAAGGCATGCCCATCAACATGTATGTTATATCCCTTACTCGACTTACATGAAGGGCATTCACCTCTGCTTATCCATTTACTTTGCATTACATCATACCTACTGAGTTACTTAAACCTATGAAGGTATATATTACTGTGTATATTATTAATACTTCTAACCACATATTTTTATTCCTTTATTTAAATGTATAATATATCATCATAATAAATATATATAATACCCATAAGGATATTAATAATATAAATATATTTATTATATATTTTAATAAATAATTATTAATTATATTATATATATATTTAATTATTATAATAACTTTTTTCATAATGTCAATCAAAATCTTTTAAAGTTTTATTGTATACTAATTCTGCTGAATAAATATCAAGGCCAATACTGTTTTTACAATCCTGTTTCGCTAACATACTTGCCTCTTCATTTGAACAACCTTCTCTTTTATATTCTTTAAATAATTTTCTGTACATTCTCTTCTCATCTTTATCCCAAAGATTCTGCATCTTAATTCTCCTAATAATTATATAATAAAATAAATAAACTTACAAGTAATAATATAGGAAATATATTATTTACCCATAAGTATTTAACTTTCTTTGGATTTTGAAACCAAGAACCTGTAGCCTTTAATCTCCTATCTCTATCACTACTCATCCTTTAAATGGCCGGCATCAGGCATCTCAGCATCTCCTATCCACGCACTTCCTTTATCATTGATAATTCTTTTACCATTATCTTTTACTAATTCTATTTCTCTTCTTAACTTATAGTTCTCGTCTGTTAATCTTTTAATTCTTTTGTTAGCATTTACTAATTGTTCTTGTAAATCCTTAACATTCTTTTCTAATATATTTAATACTACTGGGTCGTACATTGTTACTCCTATCTAGCTAATAAATAAGCTAATAAAATTATAAACATTCCTATTAAAATTCCACCAAGAAAAAAATATAATGTGAACTGTGTACACATCATTGTATTCTCTCTATCACTACACCGGACTGCTCGGCTATATATAAATCCACTCCCCACGATACCATTGCCTCCTTTGCTTCCTTCTCAGTTTTAAAAGTTAATACTTTATTTTCATCATCAACTAATTGGTCAACAGGAAATTTTTCAGTCCATTGATATTTATTTAAATTTTTACTTGACATAAATTTATAATGTGCTATCAGAAACATTTTTCTTTCTCCTTTTATTTTTCTTCATAATCTTTCTCCTATATCTTGTGTCAAGTAAATTATTTAACACAACATAAGGTACTCTAATTATTTGTTTTATTTTTATCATAATTTTCTATCCTTATTATACCATAGATATTTATTCTATGCAACTCCTATTCAATAGGTTGTGATAGTAAGTCCATAATCTTCTATCGGTTGAGTTTACATCTCCAGTAACTCTCCACCATTCTTCAGATTGTTTCCAACCTTTGTAATACCTATCTTCAATAACATTTATTCGTTGTTTTATTTCTTTATAATTTAATTTACTCATTTCTTATTTCCTCTAACTCTTCTAAATAAAAAGGTGTTAAATAATTTTCTATCTTAGTTATCTGGTCTTGTATATGTTCCAAATCTTTTTTAGTTACTTCATTAGGTTCATCTAAACAAGATGCTATAGATATGCTAGCTTCTCTTACTGCTTTTAATATTTCTTTTACTCATACATTTAATTCCTTTACTTTCATCTCCCAAACAAACTCTCCATCATCATTATCATCTTCAAATGATATAACATCATCACCATCATAATCTTCAAGAAAGGTTATATCTATTTCAATACCACGAGATTTTAATAAAGTATTAATCACATCAACACTATACTCTAAAGCATTAGACTTATAACTGTCATTAAATTTAATTTTTTTAATCATCTTTATCTCCTGAGATAGAACCTATCTTACCTTTAAATGGTAGTATCTTTCCTTCTGGTTTAATATTTTCTACTAAATTTAAATCTGGTATAAAATCCATACCTGAATCATCTAACCCTAAGTCCATAGGCAACACACCATTAAGAGCAAAGGTGTCTACAACCTCGTCTAAGTATCTCTCAAATAATTCTTGTCCTTTAGATGTATATACTTCATTACCTTCTTCATCTTCTGTTATAAAATTCTTGTAATTAAACCCTACTCTTTTTTGTAGCATCAAATCTGCAATGTCAGATGTTAATGCTATAAACTCAGGGTCATCTATAAAATGTTCTTTAGTCATTTGTTCTCTCCTTTTTTTTATCTCCAAATATAAACTCTTCTAATTCATGAAATCCTCCTATGTGTAGAAAGATTTGTGGTACAGTTTTATGTCCGGCCTCTTTAAATCTTTTTATCTTTGGCCGGCTATCCAATACCCTCTCTTCGTATACTTCTTCCATATCATCTAGTAATGACTTGGCTTCTGCACAATATACGCAATTCTTTTGTGTGTATATAATATATTTAATCATATCTATGTCCTATCTGTAATATCATCATCTAATAAATCTTCTTGACCTTCTTCCATTTGATACTGTGCATCATCTCCAATTTCAGTACCTTCAAAGGTAGCTGTACCTTCATTACATCTAAAGCTTTCACCATCTATTTGTTCTACTGACCAAGCTAAATCTTGCATCTCACATCTAGTAAGTTTAGTATAAGATTCTACCTTGTAGTATCTAGTGTCTACTGTCTGCTCACTAAATCTATATGTGTATTTATATTTACTCATCATCTTCATTCTCCTTTACAAATTTATTTAAATAGTTAGTGTTAAAATCTTCTATACCTTTACTATGATAATGTTTAACTTCTTTTCCTTTATAGGTACTCCAACGACCAGTAGTATAAACATATCCATATTCTTTATTATCTTTATTATATATAGTTAAAATACTATTACTATTCCTAGTATCTTTATATTTAATATTATTATCTTTAAGGTATTTTAAAACATACTCTACACTCTCTCCGGTATCTCGTCTTAATCCACCATTAGACCAGTAATAATCACTCATGTATATTCCTCCATTGTGTTTTAAATTGTTGGTTCTCTCCATAAAAATCTGATACCCAAGTGCCGGTTCGTAGATACTGTCGCATCTCTTTTATATATGCTTTACAACAATGATAGTCTGATATAGCACCTTTAACATTACTTTTTATAGCATACTTTAGAGAAGGTAATTTATATTGATTAACTTCTATCCAGTATAAAACTTTATCTGTTGATAAATAATAATTTTTACCTTTATCCAGTATGGTTTGATGTGCCATTAGCTTTCTCCTCTATATGATGTACTCCTACAGTTATTAAATGTGGGTGTTTATCATCAGATGTATAGGTATATTTATTATAAAAACCTTTATGTCTTTTACTATTTAAATCTATATACCTTATGATTGTTTCATCTTGCTCTATAACTTTCATGTTACAACCTATGGCATTCCATACACCTTGATGTAACTCCCAGTGTTCTTGTGGTGTTAAATTGTTAATCATCTGCTTTACCTCCTACATAAAGTGTTCCTAAACCTAAAACAATAGATGCACTTCCAACAAATAATAATATATCTGAATTAGTGTCAGCCACTATTCCTACTCCGGATATAAATAAAGATAATCCAAAGAAATAAAAAACATAATTCATTTCTTTAACTCCTCTTCTTTTGTGTTGTCAAGTAACTTATCTGATAAATCTTGAAATAAACAATGTATTATTTCTTTTTCTTTTTTATCTTCAATCTTTCCTATTACTCTTTTATAAATATTCTGTATGTCCTCAACACTTTTTGTAATGATATTCATTTTTTTAACTCCTTTCTTACCATATCAATTAGTCGTAGTAACTTAAATAAATCTTTATTTAAATCATAGTCCTCTGTGTTTAGCTGATACTCTTCAGTCTGCATCTCCTCTAACTTCTCCTCTATATCATCTAATATAGATATCAATTTATTCTTAACAGTTTGTTCTTGTCTTAACTTCATGCTCGCTCCTTCTCTACATCTGCTTGTTGATTCCAGTATCGGTCTTCATTTTCTAAATCTTGTATCTCTTTATCTATTAACTGTGTCAATGCGTTATGTATTATTTCTAATTCCCTTCGCATTCTTACTACACTGTTAGTTAACTTTTGTAATTGTTCTTTTCTTATTATATTTTCTGATGTCATTGTTTTACCCATTCATTATTTTATCTAGTGATTCTTGTATGTGATGTTTCTTAACTGCCTCTACTACATAGTCTTCTAGGCTTATTAATCCTACACCTACAAAACCATTTACTTTTATAACTGCATCTATAACTTCTTCTATATTAACATTATTATCTTTTAAAAAATTTACTATTATTTT